CTCGTCCATTCTTAATCGAACAACAGCAGTATTTTTAGCTACAGCTTTGTCAGAGAATGGGTATACATGAATCTCTCCTACCTTGAATGTTAATGGGTCAACGTTCTGTGGAGGGATTGCAAGACCTTCTCTATTTGGTTGACCTTGAATAACTGTGAAGTTTCCTTTTGCATCCAATGTTACAATGTCTTCACGAGATAAGTAGTAGTCGTAATCGACACGTACAACGCCTTTGTCTTTAGGTTTTGCACCACCAAGACCAGCGAAAGATACTTCTGTTACACTACCGATTCCACTCGTATTAGGCGTAGTAACTACTTTGTAATCTGTGTTAACAGCCATCACTCGTTCATATTCGAATACTACTTTGTATGTAGTACCAGTACCGGGTTCGACCCCGTTTAAGCTTGTCTTCCAATCTATGTAAGTGACACCAGAATCTTGAACTAGATTGTAGTCAGTACCTTGTTTATATGTATAAGCTGGGCTGGTTGTGTATACCTTAATAGTAGTAGCGTCGATATTAGTATATTGAGGTGGCAATGAGTCTCGACCATCTGCTGCACCTTTAGAAACACTAACTCCACCGGAAGCTTCTGATGGACTGTCAGTACGACCTAATACTACTTTTACTTGCTTGACGAACTGACTATTTACTGTTACTTTTTGTTTAGCGACATCGTAAGTAGAAGTTTCTTGGTAAATACTGTTTACTGCTGTCTCTTTTGGAATCTGGATACGAGTAGATGTTGGTTTACTGATACGATAACCTTTTACATACGCTACGCCGCCATCGATTACAAGTGTTACAGCATCATTAGTAAGTCCTTTGTCAACCCAAAGATTAAATCCTTCTACTTGGTAAGAACCAGATTCTTCCTCTGTACGCTGTGCTAGTACTTCGTTAATGAATGAGAACTCTGGTCGGTCTGGGTCTTTAAATAACAGACCATCGTTGAACTCATAGATATTAGGAGCAGAAGGGTCATTGTAAGTGATGACTACCTTTTCTTCTAGTCTGTCTGCACCTTCTGACAAGTAGTTCGCTACATCTTGTGTTGGGTCAAGTAATGTTGGGTCTTGTTCAAACGTAACAATACTCTGTACCAGCTTAACGCCAATTACTTCTTTACCTGTACCTGTAAATGGAATTGTTTGCTTCTCGAAAGCGCGGATTTTACCGCCTAAGTAAATGAAACCTTTCTCTAGAGTAAGTTCCTTAATCCCTTTTGTTTTATCGTTAGGGTCTACATATACGAAGTTAAACGCCATACCGTTTTGAATGGCACCATCAGCAAAGATACTATCCCCCATACGTTTTACATGGAAGTCATAGATAGATTGCATTTCGTTTAATTCTGCTTGTTGTAAAGCTCTATCAGCTCTAAACAAGATTCTACTACGACCACTATCTGGGTTGAAGCGGTCATAGTAAGGTGCTTTGGATAAGTCTAATGTATCTGCCAATTGCTTTCACTCCTATTATTTGTTTTTAATATCTAGAATGAACTCTTCTATGATATCTAAATTGTCTCCACGTTTCTGTACCGCATTACCTTCTTCGTATGGTATTGGGTCGCCTTTGTTTATGCAGACATTTTTAATTCGTAAGTTCTTATTTAAGGATGCCTCTACGCGAGGGAAGTAAATTCTCCACATACACGAAACAGCATTAGCAGGAATTATTTGTACATGGTCTAATCTTACCCACTTATTTACCTCGCTCGTAGGTGTACGTGTGTACTCAATCCAGTTCTTGCCATCGTTAAACCAGAACGATAGATAAGCCCCTGATACGTCACAGTTAATATCTGCGGAGAATGTAACTTTATCTCCTACTTTGAAACCGTTCAAACCGTTATCGTAAGAGCTTATCTGGAATGCAGAATCGTTGTACCTAGTACAAGTTAATCCTAAATAGTCTTGATTCCAGAATGATTGCACATTGATACCCCTTACTGTTTCTGTAGCTGGTCTATCATTATCAGAAGGTAATCTAGGAAATACATTAACCGCACTACTATAAAGTACTCGGTTTTTTGTGAATGGTTTAAAGGTTTCTGATGCTTGGATTACACCTTCCTTAACTATCTCTGCTGGGAGATGAAGTTGTTGGTATCCGTTCGAGAAAGTAGGAACTACATCGATGTCTCTTCTCATGTATGGTTTATTTTCGAACATACCACCTTCAACTGTAGTCTGGTAATATATCATTGTTACGTCTTCTAGTTTAAGCTTATCGACAGGAACCATGTAGTAAGAAACTCCGCCGTATTCTAGTTTAGGATAAGTCTTAACAGGTGTACCAAGAACAGGTTTTACAGGTATCGCTCGGTTTACCCTCTTATAACCTATTATATCATAATCTCCTAATCTCAAGTACGTTTTGTCCTTGTTGTCGAATAACTGCTTGATTTTATCTTGACTATCGTAGTCAGCTATGTTATGTCCTAAGTCTTCTGGGGCTGCTGTGTACATCAGAGGCTTGTCACCTTTTACTAGTGTTTGGGCTGCTGTTTGGAACCAGTTCCCGGAATCGGTTAGCTGGTCTACTTCGAATCGTAGTTTTGCATTAGCATCTAGTCCCTTCTGCTCAATTGGTAGTGTTACACTAAGCATTTGCCAATTCGACGTAGCATTACCAACAACAGTTCCTCCCATTGAACTCCCCTCTGAGAAGAACTTAACAGGCATAGATTTAATTACATCGGTTCTTGTCACTTCTATATCTGTAATAGAGAAGCTACCATTCTGACGTAACCACGTAAAGAAGTATGGGTTAGTAGAGTTCTCTAACATAGTGAATGCAGAGCTATATTGTTGCCAGATACCGACAGGAGCTTTACCGTCAAGTTGACCGCCGAACCAAAGATTTCTTTCTTGACCTGCATCATCTGTACCTTTTATTTCTACACCAATACCAGACTGCTCTACGTTAGTTGCATTAATTCTGTATTTGAACTCTATTCTGTATGTCTCACCTTTCTTCATACTAGTAATTTCACTGTAGCCTAAACTCTGTCTAATACCTCTCCATGAGTCTTTAATAGCATCTAAAGAAGTTATAGTAACGATATTACCGTAGTTAGGGTCTGTACCTAACGAGCCGTGCGGAGGAGAGTTAAATATAAAAGGTGTTAGACCATTAGCGAAATCTCCATTGACTATAGCATTATTATGTAGCCGAACAGATTGCGAGTAAGTAACTGTGTCCCCTACTTTAGCTGCACCTCTATTTACAATACTAGGGATGTTGTATCGAATACTCCCCCAGTTAATATTTGTCTGGGTTATTTTTGTTCCCATATACCGCTTCGAGAGTAACTGTACATTGTTTGGGTTATAACTCCACGG